AGGTGGCTTCAGAATCTACTAGAACCATGTCATTTAAGGGATATGGTACATTACAATATATTGCTCCTGAAGCCTGGAAATCAGAAAAGAATACTATTCAGATGGATATTTACTCTATGGGCATAGTATTTTATGAATTAGCTTTATTAGATTATCCATATGACATTACTTCTAACGATGTGGATGCATACAGAAGCGCACATATGTTTTCTAGAATAAAAAGAACGAATGATTTAAAAAATGTTTTAGGAGCAGATGTAGCATCCATAATTTTAGCTATGTTAGAAAAACCTGTTCAGAAGAGATTAAAATCATGGGAGGAGATTGAAGAAAAACTAGGCAATCCATCACTTGAAGCAAATAGTGCTTTAGGAAATATTATAAGTTTAGCTATTGGGAAAAAAATAGAGACTGACACGAGAATACAACAGCAAATCGAGGAGGAAAATCGAAAGAAAAAAGAAAAAGAAGATTTCTGCAATTTAGTGAGAAATCAATTTGAATCAGTTATAGTAGATTTTTTTGAGCAATTCGCTGATGAATATAATATTCATTTGGCTGGAAATGATAAGTGTAGATTACAATCAGTAGGTCGAGGTTATGAACATATGGAACAGTTTTCATATGAACTTACAATTCCTTCTGTTACAAATATTGAAGTTAAGTGTAAGGTGATTTTGCCTAATTCGTTTACTCGTACTGTTGATGTGGATAGGGTCTATGGTTTTTCATATATGCAAGGTTCTGGGTATGGTAAGCGTGAAGGAGTATATACTCCACAGTATAAAAATAAGAATATTATGGGATGGGTTGAAATTAAAAATACCAAGGGTTTAGGATTTAACCTCTGGTTGGTACAAACGGACGATATGTATGGTGATTGGTATATCTTAAGAAATAAGAATAACGGGATATATGGGACACGGTATGAGCCAAAACAAGAACCATTTGCATTTGAAATTGACGAGCTTGATGAGGCGTTGAAGGGTATTAATGCATTTAGTCTTTATTCTTCTGAAGTAGAGCCATTTGATAAACAGAAACTGATAGAATTAGTTGCTCAACTTATTAACTAATGCTGTGAAGAATTGAGAAAACAAAGAAAAAAAGTTGGGTATCTTTATGAATAATACAATTTAATAACAAATTTACATAGCACTTTAGCCCAAAGGTTAAGGTGCTATTTTTTTACCACAAAAGGAGAAATGAAATGTCATATAAGTTAGTGATCGCTGAGAAGCTTTCTGTAGCACAGTCTATTGCAAAGGTGATTGGAGCAGATAGAAGAGGTGATGAATACCTGGAAGGAAATGGGTATCTGGTCAGCTGGTGCGTGGGTCATCTGGTAGAACTTGCACCGCCAGAGGCTTATGATGAGAAGTATGAAAAATGGAGATATTCAGATCTGCCGATTTTGCCGTCGGAGTGGAAGAATCAAATTTCAGATGCAACCATAAAGCAGTTCGGTATCTTGAAAAAACTGATGGAAAGAGAGGATGTCACAGGATTAGTGGAAGCCACCGATGCAGGACGTGAAGGAGAACTGATCTTTCGTCTTGTATATCATCAGGCAAAATGCAAAAAGCCATTCGAGCGTTTATGGATTTCTTCAATGGAAGACCAGGCGATTTCGGATGGCTTTTCTAATCTGCAAAACGGAAAGAAATATGATGATCTTTATCGAGCGGCTTTATGCAGGGAGCGTGCGGATTGGAGCGTTGGAATGAATGCAACCAGATTATTTTCAACTTTGTATGGACAGACATTGAATGTGGGAAGAGTCATGACATCGACACTTGTCATGATCGTTCAGAGGGAGGCAGAGATTGAAAGTTTCAAACTTGTAAGAAATGAAGCAATCAAGGTTATCCAGATGGCAGATGCAGGGAAATAATCATAGAGTTGTTTGATTTTATTTCTATCATCTTGAATGGGATATATGCTCCTTGTATGGTATTTAGCTGTATTGGGGGTTAATACCCCGTTTAAATTCGCAGTTTTTGTGCGTGAAGGGGCGGCACCGTTGCCCGGCATAAAAGGTGACAGAGATTTAGACCGCCCCTGGGGGCAAATATCACAGAATCAGAGTGAAAATGACAAAAAAGAAAAAATAGTACACAGGAGTCAGCTGTGTGACCACCTTGTCGGAAGGAGAGATACTATGAATGCAGAAAGCAATGAAGCGCTTCCTGTTAGTGAGAAGTATATGCTTACCATCAAGGAGGTAGCAGCTTATTTTAATATTGGTATAAAGAAACTGAGAAGAATTGCAGAGGATAACCTTGGAATAGTAGCGGTGTACTGTGGAAACCGATTCCTGATCATCCGCCCGAAGTTCGAAGAATTTATCCTTAATTCTTCAGAAATATAGTTCCTTTTATCTGCCGAAAGTAGTTGCTATTACAGGGCATAAGAGCGAACATAGGATGACCCCGAAAGCCCTTGAAAACAGCCACTTTTGGCAGAAAGGAATGTGATTTTATGGCAAGACCAAGTTTAGCAGAAAAGGATATTTTGAATCCTTCTGAGGCAATTGAATATTTTGTTCTGAGCTGGAGAAAATTTTATGATTTATTGAATAATACGGATGGAGAAGAGTTCCTGGCATACTACGGAGAACGCAAGCTGATTCGTCGTGTAGCCTTTGAAAGGTATCTGCGTAACCATCTAGAACTAAGGAGGCGGGTATAATGGCAAAGGCAGGAAGAGGACAGACAAGGCGAGATTCCAAGCGTAGAGTATTAAGACCGGGAGAGAGTGTAAGAGCAGACGGAAAATATCAATATAAATATCATATTGATGGAAAACCACATTTTGTATACAGTTGGAAACTGGAGCCTACGGACAAACTTCCAAAGGGCAAGAAACCATGCCTTTCCCTTCGTGAATTGGAAAAACAGGTAAATACAGACTTGGATTTGCTTGTAAATATCGTAGACGGACAGATGACAGTATGTGAACTGGTAGACCGATATTTGAAAACAAAGACCGGAGTAAGGCAAAGCACGAAACAGGGATATGTTACAGTGCAGAGATTACTTGCGAAGGAAGCATTTGGCAAAAAGGCGATACGAAGTGTGAAAACTTCCGATGCAAAGCTATTCCTTATTAAATTGCAGCAGGAAGATAGGAAAAGCTACAGTTCCATTCATACCATCCGAGGAGTTCTGCGACCAGCCTTTCAGATGGCGGTGGATGATGACATTCTGGTAAAGAATCCATTCGGATTTCAGCTTGCCGGAGTATTGGTAAATGACGCAGTTACAAGAGAGGCAATCACAAAAGACCAGATGAGAAAGTTCTTGAAATTTGTGCATGATGATGTGGTGTATTGCAAATGCAACACTGTTCTGAATCACACACAGAGGTCGAATTGTCCTCTATGTAACCGGCTGTCCGGAAGAAGCCGGTGTAATCTTCTCCGGAACAGCCCTTGATAAAGATGTGGCAGTAGCGCTCATCATCCTTATCCACAATATAAATTCTTTCTACGATAGTCTGTATCAAAGTGACCAGAACCTCCGGCTGCGCATCTTTTGCATACTCTGCAAAGGAGAGCAGCCTTTCTTTTGTCATTTCCAAGTCACGGATAGCAATCATGTTGTTCTTTCTGCCTTCATCCAGTTTGGACAGTTGCCGCTCTGTTTCTCTCAGTTCTTCAGCCAGATTCTGCAAATCCTCTTGGATAAATTGCTTGATACTGCCGTCCGCTTCACGCAGATTTCTTGTCTGCGCTGCAATATCCGCTTTCAGCTTGTCACGTTTCTTTTTAATGAGGTTATGTTCCTGCACTGTCTGTGACTGCTCCAAGACCTCCTCGATTTTAATTTCGAGAATATCTTTGAAATGCTCGCTGTTTTCATCCGATAGTTCAGATAACTGCTGTACCACAAATTCATCCAGAAGAACGCCATCTACCGCTTTGAAATTACATTCCTTTTTGCGATAACCGGGACAAACATATTTGAATCGAGGTTTTCCGTTCGTCCAACGGTCGGACTCGGAAATTACACTCAGTCGTCTGCCGCAGTGAGGACAATGCACCAGTCCTGCCAACAGAGCGTTGGTCTTTCTGTGAGGACGGTTGTATTTCTCTGCAATAGCGTCCAGAAGCTCCTGTACCTCAACCCATTGCTCACTTGAAATAAAGCCTTCATGTCTTCCGACCGCAATAATCCACTCGCTGATAGGCTTGCTTTCAATGGTCTGAACATATTTCGGAGAGATAAATGTGCTGTCGCTGCCTTCATACTTTTCCTGATCGGTTTTATTGTAAGCCGACAATCCGTGAGTTCCGTCAAACTCTGCCATATCGCCAAACACGTTGCCGTCATGGTCGATGAAATAATCATAGCTACGTTTATCAGCAGTACAATAGATAGGATTCCTCAAAACCAGTCTTGTGGTGGATGCGTTAAATGCAGCACCAGAAGGGGTGTGGAAGCCTTCTTCATTCATCTGTTTTGCAGCGCTCTGGATACTGCGAGTGGTTCTGAAAATTTCATACAAACGCTGAACCATGCGTTTTTCTTCCGGTTGACTTTCTAAGTAGCTGTATGCAGATTTCCCCTTTCCGCTTCCGGTTGTTACACGACGGACAGTAAATCCCATAGGAGTATTGCCACCGAGCCATCGCCCGTCCTTTGCAAGCTCCATCATATTATCCACGATTCGCTCTGTCAGAGTGTCTCTTTCAAATTCCGCAATAACAGCGAATATCTGAATAAAAATTTTATAAAGTCCGCTGGCAGTATTGATACCATTAGAGCAGATCAGAAGATTCACATGGTACATTTCCAGAAAATCCATCAAGCGGATTAAGTCTGCTGTTTTTCTGCCGACACGATCCAGCTTGTAACATACGATTGCTTTGATTTTTCCATCTTGTACATCATGCAGCATTCTCTGAAAATCCGGTCTGTCTGAAAAATATCCGCTGAGTCCCTTATCCTCATATTGCAGAAATTCATATTCCTCATCCAATCCCAATTCCTTTTTAGCGTAATCCGCACATTGTTTGAACTGGACGCCGATACTGTCACCCTTGTTGGTGATACGGGATTTACGGGCGTATATCGCAACACCACGATTATCTTTTTCAATTTTTCTCTGTTTCTTCATGGCAAGTCACCTCCGCTCATATCATACCGCCATCCCGGTTATTCTATCAAGTTTGTGGCAACTGCTACGAATCCATTCCAGAAACACATACAAGGTTTCTGCATCAAAACTTCTGATTTCCTGTGCGATAAACTCTGCTCGTTTCTGTTGAAAGGCTTCCATAGTTTCTTTGAATTTTTGTCCTCTGTGAATTACTGCGATCAAATAGTTTCCTCCGTTTCTGTCTGTAGCTCCGACTTCAGACCAACTTGGTCCAAAGTCAGATAATGAAAAAAGCTGCTACACAGATGCAACAATAACAGACACAAGAACATTCTGTATCTGACTTGATGCATCCATGTAACAGCTCCGACAGTTCGGACTGACTAAAAATATGTTTGTATAAATATGAGGCTTGCCCATCAATAAAATCTCGTATGAAGCAATATTTAATTTTCAACTGTAACTATCATAGCATGAAATGTCGAAAGATGCAATCATGCCAAGTCTTGTCAACGAACTCATTTCCAATTCGGGAACAAGTAGCTAATAACAAATCTTCATTTTACCGAAAGTTGCAGCAAAGACATTTTTGATTTTCTACTTGGAGCTTGATGATACCTCTGGACGAATTGTCCAGAAGTCATTTTGGTATTTATGAAATTTCAGGCAGCTCACCTGAAATCTGCAATATAAAATCTACACGCTTCACTTTGCTGCAAGTTGCACCGAAGCACTTTGTCCCAACTTGGGACGAAGTTGATTTTTTGAAAGTGGAAGTGCTGTCTTGTGGTCAGTTCGTCCATAGGCATAAAACCCAGACCTTAAACTTCTACACAAATGATGTCGAAGTGATTTCCGTTTTTCTGTTTTTGACTCTTTTAACTTTGCGCCAACTTGGCACGAAGTTACCAATCTCAAGTGAAGATGAAGTTACATCCAACCACCTTCATCGTTTTTCCTTTGTGGCAACTCGCTTGCAGGACTTCCCGACAATTTGTCGGGAAGTGGATTGCCCCACATCATAAAAAATAATCAAGGACAACTTGTTCTACATTTTCATTTTTCGTCTATGGGAAATTGAACTTCTATGCAAATTGTGCAGAAGTCAGTAAATAAAAGTATTCAGAATGAATGCGTAGCCGACACCGTAGGTGGCGTTCAGAGGGGATTGGGGATGCTTCCCCAACAAGCAATTTACGAAGATTTCCCATCTGGGGGAATCTTCGTAAATGAGTAAACCTGTACAGGTTTACACTGCTTGCCAATTTGTAACGCCTATAATATGCGGGCAAAATTATTCCCAAGTTGGGAATAAAACCTGATACACCTCCGCCCGAATTGGGCGGAAGTTCCGAATCCGACTTCTGCCCAATTAGAGCAGAAGTTAATCCACACTTGTTCCCAACTTAGGCACAAGTTATATTGTGCGAAGAAAACTGGCAAGCTGGGCAATGTGGTACCACCTTGCCTATTTTTCAAGAAATCACTTTTGTTCCTTTTGAAAAAATGCTTGCTCCGCTTGTTGGGGCATCGTCCCAAATTCGCTTCGAACATCATCTGTGATGATGGCTGCTCGTTCATTCTGAACATTATATTTGTCATATCTTGCAAGAACAATGGCACATCCGAAAAATCACAGAGAATATAGCTGCTTCAACAAATTGGCATCTCGCCTGGAATCTCGGACTGATAGTTTTTCCAACACACTCTTTTCCGTTTCCGGACTCCAATAGATTTTAAGGTTTTCTTTTGCACGAGTGATCGCAGTATAGAAAATATTATGTGTAATGCGTTCTTCAGTTTCGTTGGTAATTACAATTTTCACAGAACGATATTCCAAACCCTGAGCCTTGTGTATGGATACCGCATAAGCAACCTGAAACGGAACGACTGTATCAGAATAATCATCATCTTCATCGGTGCTTCTGTACTTATCAACGCTGAATTTGATTATAGAATTTCCGCTTTCAGATGCATCCATCAATTCAAAATCATACCCCCATGCATCCAATTCATTGATCACGCAATCCAACTCGATTTCGAACCAAATTTTCATTTCCTCTGTGGTAATACCTACAATACGCCCCTTCGAATTGTTGTGAATCAAAGGAGAGAAGCGATCTGATTCATTAAACAATACGGGATCGCCAACTTTATACAATCCAATACCCCATTGAATTGCCGGACTCGGATTACTGTTCTGTAAGAAGCGATTGATGTTGTTAATTCCGTACAATCCATCGTAATTTAAACAGAGAATGATTTCGTCCTCCTCTGCATGGGAGAAAATAGATTCATCCAGACGGATGGAATATTTGCTCTTAACCATAGGCTCCAAAATTGCGATGTCAAGATTTCGAACTCTTTCCCACACGGTCAGAAGATTTTCATTTTGCGTTCTATATGGATGTGTCAGTTCAAAGATAGAGTCTTTGGAAATGAAATTGCGTGCAATATCAAACCAGTTTCCAAAATAGATTGATTCAATCTGATAAACATCTCCTACAAGAACCAGAAGCTTAAACTCCGCCTTTTCTAAGACTTTTCGCATATCAGAATTGCTTACTGTACTACATTCATCAATAATAAGGACATCACATTCTGTGTGTTGATTCTTTTCGGAAATAAAACTTGCGATGGTATTAAACTCTCTGTTACTGGCGGTTACTTTCCTTCGCATATTGTCTACTGCTGGATGTGTATTTGCCAAATACAACTTTTTCTGGTTAGAAAAGAAGTTTGAAATGTGATTAATTAACGTGGATTTTCCAGTTCCAGCAGAACCATAAATAAGTGCCACTTGCGATTTTGCAAACATATTTCGCAATGCTTCTCTCTTCTCTGGTGAATCAATAGAATATGAGCCTTTGTTCAGCCAAGAATCTACAGATCCAGTATATTGTGCGATTCCACTTGTTGCCAGATATCGTAATTTTTGAATTATGAATGCGCTATCATCCGCATATCCTTTGATATACACAAAATCATGAAAAGTCATCAGCTTTCTGTGTTCGTGCTTTGGAAGATATAACTTGCGATTGTATGCACTAATCAACGCATCGATATTATCAAAACCTACTATATCCTTTTTTGGTGTAAACAATATTCCTTCTATCTCTGTATTATTTTGAATATGGCGTGCGAATAGTTCATGTTCTCTACCTTTTTCCGATAGGCAGTCCAGCAAATCGTATATGCGTGGATTATGATTTCTCAATGATGTACAAAACGGCATCCTATCAAACGGAACACATCCATAACTTAAATTTAGTCCTGACAACAGCGAACAGCCATCATTCCAACGTTGCCATTTAATAATTCTGTTATTCAAATGGTACAGTAAATACTTAAGCACATTACATCCAGGCTTATTGGATAAGATTAGCGCTCTACACTGATCAAGGGTGTCAAAAATATGAGACGTTCTTGCCTGACTTGTAATCTGTTTTTTTACAAAACCATAATACCGTTCTGAGCACACAACCAACTCTGATAGTGGCATTTTAGTTTCCGTTAAAAATCGCATCAATTCGGAATACTCTTTTGTTCCTGTGTTGATTTTAGAATGTTTTCCGATAATATCTGCAAAATTATCCAATTCGCAGGGACGTATTGATACATTCCACCCGTCGATAACTTGAATAGTCATATCTTTTCCTAAAACATTGATCGAATCATTACGAATCGAAAGTTTTACCGCATAGTTACTTAGTATTTCATAACGTGAAAAAGCGATTACTCGGTCAAATTTGCTCATTTTACTGTTTGCCGCAGTAAATGTAACTTCGTAGTATATTCGCTGATTCACAAAGAACGGCTTAATCTTCTGAATGTAATATCTATCTGAATATGTACTTGTTGAACATCCCGGACTTGGACTGTAAATCTTTTCGGCAATTTTCTCATGATACTCTGACAGTTCTGTATCCGTATCCAATGGAAAATCTTCAATATTATTCAGAACATGAAGCCCATATGTATCATTAAGAAAGATTTTTATTTTCAGGAGATATTCATAGTACTTCAGCATTAGTCTTTCAGAACCATTTTCATCTAAAGTGTAATGAGACACCGACTTTTGAAGGAGCTCATGAAATTGGTGTAAAAAACGGAGGTCTCCTCTTGTTTGCAAATGCTTCAACGCTTCAACATTTAGAGCATAATTATTGGGGTCGAGGTCTGACCCGTTAGCGTATACTTTATCTGCAATATATTCTACAAAATTACGTAATTGTGCCAAAATATTCTGGCTCAATAACCCACGTTCTGAGTCATCAAATCTACTGATGTTCTTACAAATCACTTTATCCGTAGCCAGTATTGCACTGTCGATTTGCATCATAGTTTTCCCTCCAATCAAATAAATTAAATATGTTTTAGTTATATCGTTTACTGGTTTTGCAGCAGTTATTTCAGTGTTGCAACAATGCACTCTTACTTGACAATAAAGTACTCTATACTAATTATCTTCGGTGTGTTGTGTAGAAAACTTGACTATGGACTGTTCCCCCATAGTATGAAGATACTTGTCAATCTGCACATTAAGCATATTGTCCGTATCCGCAATCTTGAGTCGTGTATCTCTGGTTCTACTCAGAATGTACGACAAAAAAATGGGCAGCGTGTCATCTTCGCAAGGCAGTGTTATGAACCCTTGATATGTGTTGCTTGTCGTAACATAAAACTTTTCGCTCTCATAGAATAATCGAAAGATAATTGTTTTCTTTTTTAGAAGGACAATCATATCGGGCATTAACGAAGGATTCAATGGCTTTATTTCATGGAAATAGTTTAATACCGTTTTGGGTTCCATGCTGTCGTATGCAAAAACGACACCAAACGGCTTTGTAAATCCGGTTTTATTCCATTTGATGCCATCGATTTCTATTGCAAGATTGGGAAGAACTTGGCAATCCTCCGGAGTTTCTTTGATGAGTGACTTGAATGATGCAATATTTTCAATACTCTCAAAAAATGCTTCTTTGTTCAGCATAGACTTTACTTCTATTTCGCCGTATGCAGACTCAAATGGCATCATATAATACTCTCCCATGGGAACAGCATACGAAAACAAATCATCATAAACTATAACATCAAGCTGCTTGCTCACCCCATCGTGTGAATCAAAACATTCTCCATTGCATAAACCATATCTTTTTGGAAGAAATGGTTTGATAATTTCTCTGAGTAAAAATTCTCGCAGTGCACCTTTGCTTGCAGAATGCTGCACGATTTTACTCATGTTATACTCTGCCTCCAACTTAGGTGTTGCAGTTTTTATCACATCATATAAAGTCATTTATCTTTTCACCTCGTTTCATCTGCGCACACAGCGGTAGCAGTTCTTCCAGTTTGGATACGATGCACTTTTTCTTTGTACGGTTCATTACTGCCCTGCATTTTTTGCATATTCTAACAGCTCAAATAAATATGCACTGTGTACTACTATTGCAAGTTTTCCTCCAGTATTGTCCTGCCGAGTTCCATGGATCAATCCATAACACATAGGAGTATCAGGAGACTTAAAACTGATGACTGGTCCACCGCTAAAACCTTGCGTAGAAGGCTTATCAAGCATAAAGCATTTGAACATACTGCCCGTCACATCGAAGTGTGCAATCCAAAGATTTGATGCCGGATTGCAATCACAGGTAAATGGAGCAAATTCCAAATTAGTATATATGTCAGGCATACCAAACATGGTCAACGAATCTTCTCTTTCGGGCGAAGTGTCAAAGGAATCAGCAAACATTGAAATAGGAAGTAGATAAGCTGATAAATCCAAGTTATCCTTAGAGGTAACTTCCAGTATGGCTATATCGGCAACAGGATGATATAACCACATTGCCATAGAATTTAGTTGACTAATCTTAAAGGCGAAAGGAAAACCCGTAGTAAGATTTCTTAGCCAAATATCGGTATTCGTAGTAGTATCTCGTGCAACATGGGTAGCCGTAACGAGGTATATTTTCCCTTCATTTGCCTTCACAAAGAAACCTGTTCCGCTATGAATTACATTATTTTTTGCAGTTCTTATAGCAACAATATTTTTGAACATCTCATTCTTTTTCATTCAAAGTACCTCCTATTTATCTATGGTGACTAAAAGTTATTTCAACCGTTCACATAACGGCAGTATCTGTTCAATCCTATTAGCGATTCTGATTTGTTCTTCGTATGGAGGCAATGGAACCAAATATTCTCTGAATCTGGACAAGGAGATAAACGACTGCACACCACCAGATGCTTCTTTTTTTAGCTTGTACTGAGCATAGAAGAAGAACCAGTACATATACTGCATAGAAATATCAGTATCAGCGAACTTCTTAAACAAAGCCATATTCTTGATGCAGAATTCTCTGTCCTTTTTCACCAAAACAGGATTCCCTATTGAACCAATCATGGCAAAAAGAATATCGTCATCGTCAACCATAGACCTTGCATTTATTTTATCAGCATCTTCTTGCGTGATGTATTTCACATTGCCATAATCAATGGTGCCGTTGCTTAAATTCTTACTTGTGACCAGTGGTATACCCATAGGAACATACTTCGGACTATCATGTGTACCATCACGGACATCAATAATGTCTGATAGTCGCACCCATTTCCAACTCTCTGGAATATCAAAAGGAATTTCATCTTCGGTAATCTCCGCCAGCGACTTCTCCTTTTTGATTTTCTTTTCCGCAATGAGCCGCTGCTTCTCCGCTTGAATCTGCTGGTGCAGTTCCTCACCGGTGCCTTCTTCTGGTCTCTGCTCCACCAGTTTACCCTGTATGGCATATTGGAGAATGGACTTCTTCATATCCTCCGGGAATTTGACGTTAAACTGCTCCAGCTTTCTATAGGACGCTGCATAGCGGTCAACCAGGGGAAGGAGTTTCTCAATCTTGGCAACGATGCGCATTTGCTCAGCGAGAGGTGGAAGTGAAATTAACGAGGTTAAAATATCTTCTCTTGCAATACCTGGAATTATACTCTTGGCTGCGGCTTTTAAGGAGGATACCAAAGTATCAAGTACAATCTGAATATAATAAACACTTATTGAACCAATCGGATGAATAGCCATGATTTGTCTTGCTATATGAACCTTTGGTTCTTGCAAAACAGCCATGGTTCCCACTGTACCTTTGCAGGTAAATAAAATATCACCTTTATATGCAAATGCTTTCCCACACTCTGTCCACCGATTTATCAGTACATCGCCGTTTGTAATATTTGAAGCCCCTGTAATATAAGGAATACCTACATGATCAGCATTATATTTGTCCGGTGTCATATCTTGTCCAGACTGTAATTCTATCACAGAAGAAAGCCTCGCCCACTTCCAGCTTTCCGGAATATCAAAAGGAATTTCATCTTCGGAAATCTCTGCCAACGGTTTTTCCTTTTTAATTTTCTTTTCCTGTATCAGCCGTTGCTTCTCTGCCTGAATCTGCTGATACAGCTCCTCTGCTGTGCCTTCCTCGGCTCTCTGCTCCACCAGTTTGCCCTGTATGGCGTACTGTAAAATGCTCGCTTTTAACTGTTCCGGTGTCATTCGCTCACACCTCCCGGTAGCAGAGTTTCCAGCTCTGCCAGCACCTTGTCAATTTCGGCATTGAGGGTGGTTCGTCTTTCCTGATATTCCCGGATGGTATCCATAGGGTCAAGAATTTCTTCCTCCTCATGAGGATAGCCGCACAGGTCGATGTTGCAGCCCTGCTCGTTCAGCAGATACTCGGCGGAAAATTTCTGAGCCTTGAAGAAGTCTCCATCCGAAATTGCCTTGCGGTTATTCCACCAAGCAATACAATCATCAAAGTGTTTCAGTTCCATCGGCTTCGTCTTAGAGAAATGCTTTCTGTCAGACGGAATATCCACCCGATAAAACCATGTCTCCGAGGTCGGCTTGGTGTTGTCAAAAAACAGCAGATTGGTGGTGATGGAGGTATAAGGGCTAAACACAGAGCTGGGCAACCTGATGACTGTGTGCAGATTGAACTGGGAAATCAGCTTCTTTTTGATATTCACCTTTGCGTTGTCCTGACCGAACAGAAAGCCGTCCGGCACGACAACAGCCGCTCTGCCGTTCTTCTTCAAGCGGTACATGATAACCGACATGAAAAGGTCTGCGGTCTCGGAGCTTGCCAGATCGTCAGGGAAGAAGCCCTGAATGGACTTGTCCTCATGCCCGCCGTAAGGCGGATTCATCAGGATCACATCAAACTTGTCATCGTCCGTGTAGTCCAGCAGATTGTGTTTCAGCGAGTTCATGTGGTAAATGTTTGGAACCTCAATGTCATGCAGCAGCATATTGGTCACGCACAGCAGATAAGGAAAGGGCTTTTTCTCAATTCCATAAATGCTGTCGTCCAACTGCTTCTGGGCGGTGGTGTCTGTTACCTGTTTGGAGAGCTGTCCCAGCCAAGAAGTAATAAATCCACCAGTGCCACAGGCGAAATCTGCCATCTTTTCGCCCAGCTGCGGCTTTATCATCAGTGCCATAAACTCGGTGACGGCTCTCGGCGTATAAAACTCACCGGAAGAACCGGCAGATTGCAGCTCCCGCAAAATTTCTTCATAGACAAAACCAAAGGCATGGCTTTCCTTCACATCGTCAAATTCGATTTCGTCAATGACATCAATGACCTGACGGAGATAAACGCCGTCCTTCATATAGTTGTTGGCGTCCTCGAAGGTGGACTTGACAATAGCTTTCTTAATTGGAGTATCGGGTGTCACCTTGATACCCTCATAGAGAACCGCATCACCATCTTTCACATCATTGCCTTTCAGCACCAGGAACAGAATGTTGTTGACGAAGTTCAGCAGTTTGTCCCCAGTCATAGCATGACCGTTGCTATCGGCTTTCGCCCAATTTCTCCATCTCAATTCTTCAGGAATGATGGATTCGTAAGCGTCCTCGTTCAGCTCCCAATCATCTTCTTTTGCATCATAGACTTTCAGAAAGAGCATCCATACCATCTGCTCAATTCTCTGGGCGTCGCCATTGATACCTGCGTCCATTCGCATAATATCTCTAATTCGTTTTATAAATCCTGACTGCATCGCCATATTTATCCTACCTCTACTTCTTCATAGATACTTGCTTCAAGCTCTCTAACAGCGGCTTCATATTGAGCCTTGCCGCCAAACAGCCTGACAATTTTTGCAGGCTTACCGTAATTGGAAAAATCCGCAAGGGAGAGAACCTTAATATCCTCAACCTCTGTGATACCTTGGTTCATGTACTTTTCCAGCAATATATCAAGAACGGCCTGTGCGTCGGCAGAATACTTGCTGAAAAAGTCTTTCTTCTTAACATTGTTAGCCCGTTCTTTTCGGGTCAGCGGCTTCTTACCGTATGCCACATAACAGATGAAGTCGAAATCGTCCACATCTTCCATACCTTGGTCTGCCTTTAGTGCTTTTAGATCAATGCCCATCGCCGTGAAAGATTCCTCAATGGTTTTCTTTTTGTCAGACGCTTTCCACTTGCGGATGAAATCAGACAGGGAAGCGTATTCGCCCTTGATGTTGGTTCTGGTGTAGTCGATAATATCTTCCTGTCTCAGCAGCTTGCCGTTGGCATCATAGACCGAAACAGTTTTATTGATAATCTTTACTCGGCAGCCGTCCTTATCGACAATCGGGGTTTCTACGGGGTCAACAGGAGGTTCTTTTCCTCCGCCACCTTGTCCACCACCGCCACCTTTCGGCTTGCTGCCACCATGCTGGAAGCCTTCGTCCTGCTCAACAGGACCGTCCCAATCAGGATCAGAAAATAGCCTTGTCACATTCCGAAAGTCCATAACAACGAAATGTGTCTTGCCGTCCTTTTCTCTGATACGGGTTCCTCGTCCAATAATCTGCTTGAAGGTAGTCATACTCTCAACGGTCTTGTCGAGAACAATGAGTTTGGTCATCTTGCAGTCTGCGCCGGTGGAAAGCAGTTCCGATGTTGTTGCAATGACAGGATAGGGTTCAGATACCGAGATGAAATAGTCAAGTTTGGACTTGCCATACACATCGGAGCCGGTAATCCTCACGCAATAGTCCGGGTTCTCCTTCACCATATCCTGATTGCAGTTGACAAGGGCAATTCTCATGCGCTCTGCATGTTCTTCGGAAGCACAGAATACGATGGTTTTCTGCATCCGGTCGGTGCTTTTCAGATATTCCGTGATTTCTCTGGCAACCTCGTCAATGCGGTCTTGGAGAATAATGGTGTAATCATAGTCCCGATTATTGTAAATCCGGTCTTCAATGATATTGCCGAAAATATCGGTCTGTCCGTGGTACGGTCTCCATCCATCTCCAATGTTGGTCGTGATATTGATGACCTTGAACGGAGCAAGGAAGCCGTCCTCAATACCTTGCTTTAAGCTGTAAATGTAAACCGGCTCTCCAAAGTAATCAATATTTGATACCTTTTCACTTTCCTTTGGAGTAGCGGTCATACCAATCTGAGTGGCAGAAGAAAAATATTCCAAAACTTTGCGCCAGTTGCTGTCCTCCTTGGCGCTACCACGGTGACACTCGTCTACCACAATAAGATCAAAGTATTCCGGCGGAATCTGCCTGAAATGCTCCTCATCATTCTGTCCCACCATTTGATGATAGAGAGCAAAATTCACTTCATGAGATGCGATTTTTCTCAAACATTCTTTGTCAGAAAAATCCACCTTGTAGATTGTCTTTTCAAGCGGTGCAAAGTCCTGTGCAATACTTTGGTCTACAAGAATATTTCTGTCCGCTAAATACAAAATTCTCTTTTTAAGGTCAGAACGGAGTAGACGATATACAATCTGAAAAGCAGTATATGTTTTGCCCGTTCCGGTAGCCATGACAAGCAACAATCTCTGCTGTCCTCTGGCGATTGCTTCAACGGTTCTGTTTACAGCATTTCGCTGATAGTATCGTGGAGGATATGTACTTTGAGAAGAATAGTAAGGCTGAGAAACAATTTTCTTTTCCAAATCAGAAATGCCCTTACCATCGTTCAACTCCGCATAATAGCGTGCAACCAGTTCATCCTGTGTCGGGAATTTTTCCAGCTCAATCTGTCGCTCCTGCCCGGTCAAAAAGTCATGCTCATAGAAAGCATCACCGTTTGAAGAATACGCAAACGGCAAGTCCATCATCCGAGCGTATGTTATCGCTTGCTGCAATCCGTGGGATACAGGGTGGTTGTTGTCCTTCGCCTCCACAACGGCAATAGGCTTTCCATCGTTAAGGTAAAGCATATAATCAGCAAACTTAGGCTTGCTACGAGCCACTATGTTTCCACGGATATTGATGCGACCATCCGTGATTTTGGTCTCCATCGTGATATGACCTTTCCAGCCTTTCAGAATAGCAGGAGTAATATAATTCAATTTGATGTCTTCTTCTGTCATTTGTTTCTTTGATAAAACAGTACTCATCAGCATATCCTCCTTGCCTTAAGCTGTCGGTTCTGGAATGATATCCAGAATATCATCTATGGAGCAATTTAACACTCCGCATATTTTAACCAAAACCTCTACTCGTACATCTTCATTCTTTCCCAGTTTTGCCATGGCATTTGTACTAATTTTTGCTGCCTTAATAAGTTCCGTCTTGCTCATACCACGGTCAATCAGAATTTTCCATAATTTATTATAACAAACAGCCATGTTTCAACCTCCCACAACCGCAACTTCTCATAATTTTGTGCTATAAGAACATTATATATCTTTTTTCTCAAAATTCAATTTCAAATTGTAATTCTCAATCAATAAATATTCTGATTCAATCCGTTTCCATCCGTTTCCATCCGTTTCCATCCGCATCCTTGCTATCCTTCCATATATGCCGAAACACCTACGGAATGGAAAGGATTAGTATTACTATAATCAGTATTGTTATTATCATTATAGTTACACAATTCTGGAACTGTCAGAAATACAATTCAAGAATGGTCCCATCAAAGAAATAAGGCTGACCTATTACAGTCAGCCCTAAGTAAAAAATCTATATTCTGTTAACAAAAAATCAGTTCTGCATTAATGATTTCCTCTGCCTGCGCTTTCAGGCTGTTCATGTGCTGCACCCAAGCAAGCTGCTGAGTTTCCTTATCCGGAGCCGGATTTCTCTCCAGAAGTTCATTCATCGCCTGTTCCACTCTACGGTGAGCTGTTTCGTCGATTTCCCATAAGTACGGGAATAAGGTCTCTGTCAGAATCATGTCATCCAAGAGTATTGGATTGTTTTCTGCAAGAAACGCTCTGCGCATTCTTCCGTACTTTCCAAGCGGTCTATCGCTTGTGTAGCTCAACCGAATATCAGGAATAAGATAATCACCGCAACGAGTATAAGTCAAATTCTGTGTCATAGTCACTCCTCCAATCGATTTTTCTTTCACCTTCATTGTAATGGATGCTCTCCTAAAAGTGAAGTTTGTAGACCGGTTGCTTCGAGCGTAGCACATATCTTCTGATAAACCTTTCTTGACGGTCTGCGATTGCCTTCTTCGAGCTTATAGTAGTAACTGGGTGCAATCCCTATCCGTTCTGCAAAATTCTTCTGCGACAGCCCCAGAGCCGTTCTAACGCTCTTTAGCACTTCGGTATATGGTACGGCAAGGAAACGGGAGAAATCATCATAAAGCAAGGAGGATTCGATTCCCCAAATATCTGCCAGTTTGACAGCTGCATCGTAAGGGATAGGATGTTTTCCGTTTTCATACATCACAACAGTCGCTGGTGCAATATCCAGCTTTTCAGCCAACTGCCTTGTTGTCATCTGTTTCCGCTGACGGTAGTATTTGAGATTGTCGCACGGTAAGTTAGTCTTTGGCTTTTCTTCAAAAGGTATCGTTAAATGGAGTAACAGCTTGCCCTGATGAAATTCACACAGCGATGTGTGATTGAAAATACCATTGCAAATACTATGAAGTAGTGTACATATTGTTTCATACGGGAATGCGAATCTCTGAATTTTGTGGACTGACACTGAAGGATATTGATCTTGAGAAAATGACAGTGAATATCGACCACCAGTTGCAGAGAACATCGGATATGCGATATATCATAGAAACCACAAAGACAGATGCAGGAACAAGAGTGCTGCCGATAACAGAAGATGTGGCAGAAATGTTTCGAGCAATCATCGAAGACAGGAATGCTCCCAAAGTAGAAAAATCCATTGATGGCTATAGTGGATTGCTTTTTTACGATGATAATGGAATGCCACTTGTAGCAATGCACTGGCAGCACCGATTCAACCACATGGTCGGCAGATACAATGATATTTATCGAGTGCAGATGCAAAACATCACGCCTCATGTGTGCCGACACACCTATTGCAGCAATATGGCGAAATCGGGAATGAATCCCAAGACATTGCAATACCTCATGGGGCATTCGGATATATCAGTCACGATGAATGTCTACACGCATATCGGATTTGATGATGCTGAGGAAGAACTGAAACGAATGGAAGATTTTAGAAAGGCACAAGCGGAGGTTGAACAGAAGAAGGAGAAACCGATGTCACAGAAGATGTTCAAGGTAATTTGATATAGAAGATGGATAACGCTCCGGCTTGGCTGGGGCGTTTTTTCTATGGAAAAGAAGGAAAAATGACGATATAATATATGTATGAACAATTGTCAAGATAATCATATTTTAAGGAGTGACAGACATGAAAAATATTACGATACAAACTATAATTTCGATTGTTGCAGCATGTATATCTTTGATTGCTGTTATTGTATCTATATATTATAATAACAAAAATAATAAACAGTATTTAAAAAGCTTAGAACCATTGTTATCATTTAAATTACTTGAATTGAAGAGCGAATTGTATTTAAGGATTACTAATACAGGGAAAAGTGCAGCCAATGATATTGCAATAGAAATTAAAAAAATTGAAAATAATGGTGATAGGAATGAGTTAAATCTTGATGCATTATTTGACAAGGAATTTGAGCTATATCCAGGTGAATCAACACAGGGACGAATTGCTTTTTGGGGCGAGACAGTTTGTTCAAGTGCATTTCCTAAAATAGATATTAATGTACAATATAAAAAAGGTGTTACAGGTAAGTTGGTGAATATGGAGAGAACAGTAATTTTTTCACCTTCATATGATAATAAGATATATGGGGATTTTAATATAGATTTGAGAGAACTTAATAAAAATATGAATGTTATGGCAAAGGCAAATTTACGAACTGCGAATTATTTGGATGGTTGTCAAGTAGCTCCGTTTGATGAGTTAAATATATTGGCACATAGGTCTTTACATGATGATTTGCAATCTGTAAAAGATGGAGAGAATACATCAACAGTAATGGAGCGTTTGGATGTGATAAAAAATAGAAGTTAAAGGAGAAAGTCAATGGAAACAGGAAAAGAATTTACAAGATTGTTAAATAACTTATTAAGAGAAAATCAACAGTATGATACAGAACTGAAAAACTTTTTAGATTACTTAAAGCAGAGGGATCTATTAAATAAATGTTTCGATTTATCATTATATGATATTGATCAGTTTTTTGACTCGCTTGTAGGGATAAAAATGGGCGTATCAAGCACTTTGAATGCATATATTGCTGCCTTATCTTGTTTATTTGAATACTTGATGCGAGAAAAGTATAATTTTAGAGATTTATTAGGATATATTGGTTCGGCAGAATTTAGAAAAAAA